CGACAACACCCATGGCACGGAGAATGCCATGCGTCATTGGGATTCTCTTGCCAACCAGATGCGCGACGAGGTACGCAAAGCAGCTGTCTCATGCCGCATCGACCGATGGCAGGACCCAGACCGTGCCGAGTACGTGCTCGGCCCAGACATGGAGCCACCCCAGGTCGTCGACATCGGTGACTGCCACATGCCACTCAACTTCTGAGGAACCAATGCGACCACACGAGAAGCCATCTCCATCCATCATCGCCGGCATCCCGCCCCACCTGCTCAATGCCATGGAGCAGTACATCTACAACGGCATCCCGCCCGGCGACTTCATCACCGCATGCTTCGAGAACAATCTGTCCAAGGCAGTCATGTTCGCCGACGACAACAGCATGCGCAGCGTGAAGAACATCGTCAAGTACATCTTCAACTACACGCCTCACCTCTGCCACGGCAGCACCGAGGCTGTCCGTTGCTGGCTTCGTTCCAGCATCGAGGAACGAGACGAACTCACTGCCCACTTCAAGCACTGCCGCATCCAAACCAAGGACTGACATGTCACGTCTCTATCTCCACTGCGGTGCCGAACCCATCGACATGGCCGGCATCTCCACCCTCATCGCACCAGACAACACCAGCACATGGTGTCCACTCCACCACGAGGACTTCGCCAACTCCATCAAGGACACGCTCACCTTCATGGGTGCGACCATCACCTCCGAGTTCTACGGCATCAAGCCTGGCGACACCGGCGGCGATGAGTTCTTCGGACTCGTCAACCTCACGCACCCACGTCTCGACATCCCAGCCGGGCAGGAACTCGGCCTTGGTTTCCGCAACTCGTGGAACCAGCGCTTCGCTGCCAACGGGATCCTCGCCAGGCACACCTTTGTCTGCGACAACATGGCGTTCGCAGGCGAGAACGCGTTCCACTTCAACCGCAAGAACACGCCCGGTCTCTCAGCCGACCTGCCCAAGATCATGGCCTCTGCCATGATGAACTTCCTGCACTCAGCCGACAAGTTCCTGCGCTCATCCGCTGCACTCGACAGCCACTACCTCAAGGAGATCTTCGAGACGGACTCCGAACAGGTGGCCGTCGACCACGTGTGCGTGGAACTCGCAGCCCACGACGCCATCTCCTGGCGCAACGTACGCAACCTGCGCTCGGAGATCCTGCGCCCCGATGGACCCGGCGGTTTCTTCCCACGTGAGAACCGTGACATCCACTTCGGTGATGTCATGCAGGCAGTGACCGAAGTGGAGAAGCTCTCGCTCTCTCCCATCTCCACGCCTGACCGCATGTCACGTGCGCACAACATCATCACGCACATGGTGGAGTCATCCACATGAATCACTACGTCATCGAGTTCGAGTTCGACAAGCCCACGCTCGGGTTCCTTGTACTCAAGTACGAGTTCACCATCTCCCGATACAAGGACTCGGACGACACCGGCCGCAAGTGGTGGGTCCCCCGCTACACGCACGGCTTGGTGAGCGCGGACTTCACGCTCCCGTCAGGCAAGCCGTTCGGCGACTGGACATTCAAGTCAGGCAAGGAGATGGACGGACGCATCAAGAAGGTGATGCGTGAACTGGACGCCGAGATCTGGGAAGCCATCGAGGAGAAGGTGAAGGAACTAGTGAACAGCCCCACCTACGAAGACAACCCGCACGCATCCGATCCCAAGGAAGACTGAGGAACAACATGCCAAAGACCCCGCTCACAGACGCATTCGTTGCCGACATCCGCTCGGCATTCCCCGACGCCAAGGTCAAGGTCTACTACACCTACAGCGGATCAGGTGACGAGGGCTGGTTCGATGGATACGAAGTCAAGATCGACGACGTCGGCATCAGCCACCACCACGTGGATGCCCTTCGCAATGGCAAGGAATCGTGGTACCTCCATTCGATGGGTGCAGAGGAGAAGAAGGTCTGCACCATCATCGTCGACATCGAGAGCCGACACAACCAGGAGAAGATCGAGACTGAACTCTACGACATCCTCGAGCAGAGAGAGGCTGGGTGGGAGATCAACGAGGGCAGCGACGGTGCCTTCGTCTTCTACCCGGACGGCACCCGCAAGCACGAGCACAGCGAGAACATCATGAGCACCGAAGAAAGGTACAGGGATTTCTAATGCACCCCTACCACCACGCCCTCTCCTCTGCCAAGAAGCACGGCGGTATCCCTGCCCTCTACCTTGGAATTCACCACTGGTTCGACGAGACCAAGCAGTACTTCGGCGACGCCAGGCACCGTGCCCTGCGTCACCACACTGCCGGCATCTTCTGGTGTGAGCGGGAGTTCGGCACGATCCTCGAAGTCAACGGCAAGGAGGTTCCCACCCGCGTGATTGCTGAGCAGCACGTCATGGAAGACATGGGCTTCCTGCCCACCCCAGACTGGTGGCTCAGCAAGATGACCTTCACCGTCGACATGAACCGTGTCCCCACCAAGTCATCGGATGTGGAGGACCTGAAGCGACAGCTTGCCGTCGAACTCTACAGAGGAGAAGGCTGATGAACCTCACCATCCTGGCACCGCAACCCACATGCACCCGCTGCGACCTGCACATGGGTGGCATCAAGAACCCCGGCGTACCGTGGCGTCCACTTCAGACCACGCCCAACGCAGACGCCGTGGTCCTGATCCTCGGCATGAACCCAGGATTCCACGAGGACGTTGCCAACGCATGCTGGCAAGGCAGGTCAGGCAAGGTGCTCGTCGAGTCTTACATCAAGGGCTCGCACATCTCTGACCACGCCGACATCTGGCTCGGCAACATCGCCCGCTGCTACACACCCACCGGCAAGGCACCCACCAGCAGGCAGTACCGCGCATGCTGGATGGAGCACGGCACCAAGGACTTCCTCGCCATCATGAGGGAGTACGAAGGCGCGCGTTTCCGCGCCGCGCTTTGCGCCGGCGCGGATCCGCTCGCACATCTCACCCGTTGGGTGACCGGCAAAGCAATGAAGCAGACCGATGCCTTCCTCAAGCAGGGCCTGCCCTTCTCCATCGAAGGCGTCACCTTCAACCTGTTCTCCACGTTCCATCCATCAGCAGTACTCCGCACTCCCGAGAAGATCCACTCAGTATCCGATCACCTTTCCATCCTCCGTTCTCACCTCCGTGGTGACACACCCTCTGCATCGGAGCCGAGGATTGTGTCCACCCACCAGCTCCTGCAAGAAGCAGGGCAGAAAGATTCAGCATGACCAGCGACCAGACCAGAAACATCGAGCGTCTCGACTCCGCCATCAAGGACAACAACGAGTGGTTCTACGACAAGCCCAGCAGCAAGTCGTCGATCGAGGCATTGGCAACCTACTCGGCTGCGTACTTCAAGCTCGTGCCCAGGTGGATCGCCCTCAACGAGGCAGCCATCATCGCACGTGACGTCATCACCCAACTGTCCAGCACCATCCACGGTCAGCAGCAGGAGATCAAGCGTCTGCGTTCCATCTTGTCTGACAACAACATCGAGATCGAGGAACTGGAGGAATCCAAGTGACCATCGCCACCCGCACCCGTCCATACGCCAGCCCGCACCGCATCACTGCCATCCAGCAGCAGGCAATCGAGATGCGTGAGGAGCACTTCTCCAACCGCACCAAGGCCATCGACGACATGGCACGTGCTGACCCCAGCGCAGACCGCTTCCACTGGACGCTGGTCTACGACTTGGAGAAGGCACCCGAAGTCACCGGCCGCCAGCGCCTGCTCGAGTGTGGCATCATCCCGGTACCGCCGTACGAGATGTGGCTTGATGCAGATCTCCACGACGAACTGTGGACCGTGATCGAGGCGCTCTCCCTCTGTGGGATCTACCTCCTCAACACGAGCCACATGCCTGACCGTGACCTGTACTGCCGCCTCTACTACCGCATCCTCGACGAGCCCACCAGGTTGATGCCCCCCTCGTCGGAGGCATCCGAGTACATCGACTGCCTGCACCCGCTGGACATGGACCACCCCATCGGTAAACTGTACGCCAAGACGCTGGGCGATGGCATGCCGCAGCCCAGCAACAAGGAGTACCAGCGCGGACCGATCATGTCCGGAGCCGGCACCATCAACAAGCGGGACATGTTCCTCCCGCGTCCGTCATTCACCTGACCACCCGGACCCTTGCTAGGTCCCGCAGTGGACGCACCGCAGATCTGCCGCCCGTACAGCGGTAGGAAGGTGCGTTGTATCCCTCCAGCCACCCGCCCTCCTCTGAGCACGAAACGCCTCTGGTTCCCTGCCGTGATATCCGCGCACAGCCATGCACACTAATTCGTCACCACGATAAGGCTCTGGCTGGTGGGGTACGCTTCTCAAACCTTTCTGCCCAGCAGGGGGCGGGCTTCCCCACGACGGAACCCCCGCCCCCTGCATGGTGGAGACCCAGCATGATTACCATCCCGGGCGAAGTGAAGCCCATCATGAAGTGCGGCCACGCCGCATCCTCATACATCGTCCATCCGGACGGGACCACCAGCCCATGCTGCTGCTCCTGCTTCGGCATCCGCAGGGAAGCTGAGGAGATCTGGATCACCGACCGCACCATCCTCAATGGCCGCACCGCCAAGTGCGGATCCTGCACCAACACCCAACCGTCCGACACCTCTCTCGCCTACTTCGAGTACCGACCCAATGGCATCCAAGACTCCTACTACTGTGGCTGCAGGGGATGGGAATGACCCCGAGCTCAAGCACCTCCGCCAGTTGGTGGGGTGGCGCGTCGACCGCATCATCAAGATCAACATCGACATGCACCACGCATCCCGCCGGAAGGAGAAAGTCAACCCATGAAGGACGTCAAGTACATGCCACCCCCTGAAGGATGCGACGGCAACGTGCCCGTGCATCAGGTCGAGAACGAACTGTCCGTGAAGGACCATCTCCTCTACCTCAAGGGAGTGGCCCACGCCATGGGTTGGATCTGCCTGAGCAGCGACTTGATGGAGGAGATCGCGGACAACTACCGCATGGTCGACGAGTGGGGCAACCGCCGCAAGTTCGAGAACAACCGGCTCAAGGAATCGGTCGACCGATACATGAAGAAACTGAAGGAGCTTCGCAAGTCATGACCCCCGGAGAAGAACTAGCCTTCAAGATCCTGCACCTCGAACAGGAAGTCGCATACCTCCGCACCCAACGGGACGAAGCACGCCGACTCTACTGCCGCGAGATGGCAGACACCCTCTGGCGTGACGGCAACTACCGCTCGCCCGAGAACATCGCCGACGAGCGGGAATGGGATTGCTTCGAAGGACAACGATGACCAGTCCACGCGTGATCTCCCTCGACATCGAGACCTACGGTGCGTTCCGCAAGTTCGACCACGGAGGACAGGACTGCCCCGACCAGACGGTGTTCAACCCCATGCTTTCGGAGAAGGTAGACGGCGTCCGCATCCCCGTGCGCATGGTCCCGCAGTGCGCCATCACCATCGTCAAGGGTCAATGGGACAAGCCCACCGGCTGGGAGCCTGGGTCCACGGCGGTGTTCGACATGACCAGCGACTCCGACTTCACGGTGTTGCTTGAGATCCTCACCAAGTGCGATGCCATCATCGGATCGAACATCGTGTTCGACATGATGTATCTCTACCGATTCCCTGCCATCGAGAAGGCGATCGAGACCCGGTTGCGCGAGGCTCCGATCCTCGTGGACACAGTGATCCTCTCGTGGATCCACTCGGGCGCACGCAAGGAACGCTCGCTCAAGGCGCTCGGTCCTGCACTCGGCGCATTCGCCTACGACCGCACGATCAAGGACGGCAAGTTCCCGTTCCCGATGTGTGCCAGTGCCGTCAAGTACAACGCAGAGGACACGCACAACGCAGCCATTGCGGCACGCGTCCTGGCCCAGCGCATATGGGAGGAGAACCAGGTCGACCTCGACGCCGACGTACTGCGGTTCCATTCCAACAGGCTGTGGAGCCTGCACTACATGTCGCTGCACGGCCAGTCGTTCGTCGACTCCGAACTCGTGGAGTACGCCGACTCCTTCAAGCCGCAGCTGGATGCAGTCGAGGACACGCTTGGCCACGGCGGCATCCTCCTCTCCGGCGAAGGCTCGAACACCACGCAGTCGCAGCTCATCGACCGTGCCATCGACAAGGCCTCGTCCTACTTCATCGACCTGCACGACAGCAACCTGCTCGAGTACTCCGACAAGAAGCGTGCCGTCCGCAACAACCGGGAGAACCGCAACATCCTCATCGCCATCCTGCGTGACCAGGATCCCACCAGCCATGAGGCGTACATGCTGGACAACCTGAACCGCCACGCCGAACTGCGTGCCATGGAGTTCGATGCACGCAAGGTGATGGCAGACAACATCTGGCGCGGAGGCGATACCCCACCAGTCAACTCAGGCTGCGTGATGGACGGCATCTACCGCATGTCCTACCCGTCGTGGTACGGGGCACCCACTGAGGATGGCGGAGCCCGCTCCCTCCGCCTGTCTTGCCGGCGACCTGCTGCCCAGACGTGGCACAAGGAACTGCGGCAGATGATCAAGTCGAAGGCCACCACATGGCACCTCGACATGACCGCATTCGAGTTCCGCATCGCAGCCCTCCTGTCCAAGGACAAGCAGGCCATCGAGTTCGCGTCGCAGCCCAACCCATACAACAACCTCAGCAACCGCGCCGCCGCCAAGACCGCCATGCTGGTGGGGATCAACGGCGGAAACCCCGACAAGGCATGGCGCACCGCCATCGCCACGACCGGAACCCTGATCTCAAAGTCCGAGGTCAAGGCCCTGCCCGTGTGGCACTGGCCCAAGTTCCGTCAGTGGCAGCAAGAGACATTCCGCCTTGGCTGTGCCGACGAACTGGTCCTACCTGGCACCGGCATCAAGTACCAGCACAACCCCACCCGCACCATACATGACACCGTGTCGTTCATGATTCAGGGCACAGCCGCCATGTTCATGGCCAAGCTTCAGCACCAGATCCTGAACCGTGGCAATCCTGTCTGCCTCCAGCTCCATGACGAACTGGTGATCAGTACCCACCAGAGCGAGCATCGCCTGCGAGATGATGTGTACACCTCCATCCGAACGGTTGCATATTCACTCTTTATGCAGTGCCCATTCGGCTACGTGCTGAACAGCTACTATCAGCGCGGTGAAGAAGGAGTACATCATCCTCGTTGACGAGCGGGAGAAGAAGCCCTTCACCTTCCCCGAACACATCGTCTGCTTGGACCCCACCAGGGATCCATGTGCGCAGCGAGGCGTGACCGTCCGGCTCCGCACCCAGAAGCGCACCCTCAAGACGGGCGACTACGCCATCGACGGGAGCACCTCCGTCGTGGAACGCAAGGGATCCATCGACGAGATCACACAGAACCTGCTGACCCCTGACGGACGCCGCCGTTTCACGGACTGCTGCAAGCGACTCCGCGACACGACCACCCGCCCACTGCTCCTCCTCGAAGGGCTGGTGGGGATGCCAGAAGTCAAGGCGGGAAAGCCGCATCCGGGTCTTGCGGTTGATTCCCTATTGCGTATCCTTAACGAGCATTCTATCGGGCTGATGGTACTCCCCACCGGCACGCCTGCACAGCGCAGGGCAGCAGGCGAGTGGACGGCCAGGTGGCTCATCACCCAGGAGACACGAGATGGGCTTCACGCAGATCTACACGAACACCACGACAAACAACTTCGCAACGCGAACGGGTGACGCCAACGGAGCTGCGCTTGTCTCCGCACTAGTGGATGCATTCGCAGCACCTGGCAATCACTTGCCGACGTACACAAAGCCCAATCTCACTGATCACCCAAACTCTCTGTTTCTTGGATGCGGCCTGAACTACATGCGCATCAAGATCCTGACCACGGGCGCATCAACGCTCGGAACTCTGCCGACGTTCCATGTCTACGGCTGGTCGAAGGAAGCAAGAAGCGGGCTCTGGGATGCAAAACGCATCTGCGCGATTACCCCAGGGAACGTAACGTGCGCAACAACCAATTTCGCCAACGTGGCAAACATTGGCCAGTTGCGCGAGATCTTCGATTACGGCACAACCGCTGTTGGCGATACCAAGATCTACAACGGAACCCCAAATGGTGGTGGCTTCTTCCTGATCGACACCATCGGAACCGAACTCTTGGAGATCCACTTCTCTCAGTCCACTACGGCAAATGGGTTTGCCGCACTCTGCGGAAGCCTGTGATGAACAAGCGTGAACGCACCATCAAGATCGAAGACGTCGATGGCAGAGGTGGCCGCGAGCGGTGCAATTGGGACAACAACGAACTCAGGAACCAAGATCGTGAGCAGCGGCGTCTGCTCAAAGAACAGAAGAAAATCCTGAATCAAGAACAGCCAAATAGATGACCGTCGAACCAGGTTCCAACATCGTAAAACTGTCCGCAGGTGATTGGGCAAAGATCGTAGGCGTCGCAATCACATTGGCTGGCGGACTCCTCGGGGTGTACGTCCACCATGACCGGCTTCTCACGATGCTGGTAGTGGAACAATCCCACACAAACCAACGTCTGGAACGGATTGAGAAGAAGCTGGACCAGTCTTCTATTCGCTAGCCTGCTGGTGGGGTGCAGCGCGACGCAGCGCGTCTCGGACAACGCCAACGAGATCAGGGGAGAGGCACGCATCCTGTCGATGCACGGGGAGACAACCGGAGACAAGGAGGTGGTCACCCGTGCCGAGCGAATCTACGACCTGGCTGCTGGTATTCATGACCAGTTACCTGGTCTTAAGGACAAGACACCTGCGTGGATGGAAACGATCGTGTGGTTGGCTGGAGCCGTGGTTGCCGTGGCGGTGGTCATCATCTTCTGGCAGACCGGAATCGGGCAGGCCATTCGTGTGGCTATTGGCTGGATCCCCCGGAAGAAGGAGCGGGATGCGGACCTTGCCTACCGGATGCTTGACGAGAAATCACCCGAAGATGCCCGTGAATATGTCGCTGCGCGGCGGGCTTCTGACCCGGAGTTTGATGCTGCGTGGCGACGCATTCACAAGAAGGAATCGACATGATCCTTGCTGACTTCTCTGACTTCCTCGGGAACATCTGGTTCGCACTCCTCATGGGCGTGGTCGGTTTCGGTGCCGGCGTCTACCTCTGCAAGAAGCAGAAGGTCTGAGGAAGCAACTACTTCACCCCAGGCGGAGACAATGAGTGCGCGGGGGGGTCGCGTGTGCGCCCCCCGCGCACTCTCATTTCATCCTCAGGAGATTGATATGCCCCCGGAAACCGACACGCCCAAGGTCCCCACCAACGGTGGCAGGGAAGCCGCCGACTGGCTTCACCACCACGGTCTTGCCCCGCGCAACGTGGGCATCCGTTCGTCCGACTACCGCTCGCTCCGAACCTGCCCGTTCACGTGGTACCTGTCCCGCCGGCTGGGCCTTGTCAAGGCGTCCAAGTACAGCGCCGCCCTGTCCCGTGGATCGTGGGCGCACCTGGCCTTTGCTGCCTACTGCCTGCGCAAGAACCAAGAAGCCGCGCTCGACATGTACGACCGGACCATCGAGCTCCGCCTTGAGGAACTCCGCCGCTACGGCAAGACTGTTGGCCAGTCCTCTGAACTCGTGCGTGAGATCCTGGCTCGTGAGGAGAAGGATGCCCGCACTGCGTGGGCCTGGTTCTCCGCCGCCATTGCGGTCCAGTTCCGGCCCGAGTCGGAAGGCCCCACCGGCATACTCAACGAGTGGATCAAGGTTGTCGACGTCGTGTCTCAGGAACCCATGATCCGATGGAACGACTGCGTCATCCAGCCCGACGCACTCATCAAGTTCCCGAAGGACCCTGACACCCTGTGGATCGTCGACTTCAAGACCACGTCCTCTGGACCCATCGAGCGGTTGCAGGCGTGCCCCATCGAGTTCCAGACGCAGCACTACTTCCACGTCATGAACCAACTGAACCTGGCAGACTTCTCCGCCAAGCGGCTGGGTGGCGTCATCCACATCGCGGTGCAGAAGCCCACCATCGAGTACGGCATGAAGGACCGCGCTTTCACCCTGGACACCAGCCCGTTCAAGTCAGGCCCCCGGAAGGGTGAGCCTCGCAACGAACGCATCTACGTCGGCGAACCAGACCCACGATTCTACGAGCAACGATGCTACGAATGGTATATGGGCGATGGCGAGTACCTACATATGGCACCCGAGCGCGCGACCAATCCGTGCGTCAATATTTCTTTCACCTCGTCGACTCATCTGCTTGACGACAAGCTCGTGAAGCAGTACAATTCCCGTCTTGAGTTCTGCCGTTCATATGCGAACCGCGAACCCTATCCGGACAACTTCGAGATGGGTGATCCGATTCAAGGCATGGGCCAGGCAAGCACGTACTTGCCTTTCATGCTGACCGACCCGGTCGTGTGGCCGGACGTCGTGCGCGGCGAGAACTTCGTGCAGCGGGACCGCGATGATGCGGTGCCCGAAGGAGACATCGCATGAGCAGGTCGCATCCATTCGTTGCGTTCGAGGAGCAGATCCTCCGGCAGATCATCGCACCAAAGATCTCCGACATCGTGGACGGCACGCCCGACATCGAGTCACGCACGAAACTGCTGTCCATCTTCAACACTACCTACAGCAGCCACGTCACCATGGCCACGTTTGGAGAGTGGTGCGACAAGCTAGGCATCACCTTCGAGAAGCGCGTCGTGGTGAACATCCCCGGTTACAAACCTGCCGCCCGCGAAGTGCAGCCGGTGACCGAGGAGTCAGCCGAAGAATCCGTGGTCGCTCAGTTCGACGAACCAAAGACAATGCCGGACGTTCCGGCAAGATACGAGGGAGGCGAACGCATGGTCATGCCAGGCGGAATGCGCATCCCGACATTCATGGAAAACCTGTAAGGCGACATCATGACACACGCCCTTGCTACCGGTAAGACGATTGCTTCCAAGTACCCTTCCCTCGGCTCTGCGGTGGTCACTGGGCGTGTCCCTATTGGGCGCATGCTCGGTTTGGTGGTTGGCGAAGCAGGCTCTGGCAAGTCGTTCCTCCTTCAGTCAAACCCAAACGCCTTCATCCTCAACCTCGACGGCACGCCCGCCGTGTGCCCCACCAGCGAGGCAGTGATGTGGCCAGTGCCGGGTCCTGACGGCAGGCCCACCGACGAACGGGGCAACCCCATCGTCCTGACGTGGAAGCTCGTCGAGGAGAAGCAGAAGCAACTCATTGAGCTGGCCAAGAACAACCAGCCCCGCCCGGAGACCGTCGTCATCGATACCCTTGGTGCAGCCCTTCGTCTACTGCGTCCGTACGTAGCCAGCCTCTATGGACGCGAGCAATTCCACGAGATCGACGGTCGGCTCGGCTGGGAACGCCTGTTCGATACCCTCATCGAGTTTGGTGCAACCCTGCGTCGGCACGGTTACGGCGTGTACTACATCGCCCACCTGTCCCGCAAGCACATCCCGCTGTCTGAGCAGCAGCACGTCGAGGAGTACAAGATCCTCATCTCGGACGGCCTGTACGCCCGCATGTTCCCCATGTTTGACCTAGTCGTTCCGATCACCACCACCTGGGATGTCCGTGAGGAAGTCAACGAAGTCGAGGTCAAGATCGGCGACCGCGTCATCAAGAAGAACAATGTCGTGAGCAAGAAGGTGCGAGAACACTTTGCCACGTTCTCGAACCCGAAGCTTGAAGGCATCGCCAAAGTACGCACCCTGCAACCCATGGAGACCCTGAAGCTTCCCACCGAGGGTGCATGGTCCGCACTGCAGGCTGCGTACGAAGCGGCAAACGCGCCCCGCTGACGCGGGGGGCGCGTTTGCCTTCTCATCCACGTTCCGTGTTTCATCTCACCTCCTTTACAGGACCCGTTATGCCTATTGACAACAAGGTCAAGACCGTCTTCTCCGCCCTCAACTCTTCGTTCCAGTCGGTTCAGGCCGACGCTGGACTCGGCTCACTGGGCTGGTGGCCGGAAGAGGGCAACCATGACTGCATTGTCACCGACGTGAACATGCAGGACAGCACCTTCAAGCAGAAGGACGGGCAGACGTTCCCCGGCTTCGAGATCCAGTTCTCCTACCAACTCATCAACGACCCGGGCCAGGACGAACCCCGCCGCTGGCTCGGCGCACCAATCCGGTTGCCCCAAGACATGAGCGCCCTGAACGACCCGGGTGCCAAGACCCGTGCCGAGATCGAGCTCCGCCGTCTCAAGGGCCACCTGACTACCTGCCTCCGCCGTGAGCCACAGGACGTGGGTGCAGCCCTGGCTGAGTTGTCTCACCGCATCGAAAACACCGACTCGGTGATTGCGGTTGTCGTCAAGTGCCAGTACGATAAGGGCAAGGACGGCAGGGAGTACCGCAAGGAGTACCTGCAGAAGGCACTGTCGACCTGACCTCAAGAGCCCCACCAGCCGGGGAGGGGTGCAGCCCACAAGGCGACCCCTCCCCTCATTGGTGGGAGAGACCCCCGGATAGGGGCCTCGTGTTGATGAAAGTCCACGGGGCCCTTTTCTCTTTCACCCTTAGGATGAGGGAATGCCATACGAGTCAACGATCGTCATGTCGATTCCTGACCATGGTTCGTATCAGGACATCAAGGAACACATCGCCGCTTGCACCAGTCTCCACGGAATGGAGCCCGATCGCTGGTCCATCTGCATCTCCAGCGAAGAGAACTCGTCCTGGGCATTCATTTACTACACGCACCCGTCACCGGCATTCCTTGACAAGATCAACACCAGTTGGAAAATGAAGTTCTCTGAGTGCAGCATCGAGCGAGTGCACCGGATCACGTCCAGCCAGTTCTTCGACGACCTTGCGCACAGCACCCGCTCCGGCATGGTGGGACTCGGCATTGTCCACGAACTCGTGAAACTCTCAAAGAAGGGCGTCACAACCACCGGCATGATCGAGTACATGAAGGAAGTGAAGCAAGACGTCGAAGTGGTCATGGATCAGCTCAGCCACGTCAGGCAGGCACCGTATGAACCTGGAAAGGGCACAGAGACTTACCCTTGAATCCGGCTGGACACAGGGTCTGGGCGGCAGGCTCGAGTGTCAAAGGCTGTACCTGAACACCACGATTCCCCGGCAGTGGATGCCGTCACGACACCGCAAGCGGGGCACCTCCTATCTCCTGACCTGCGAGTTCCCCACCAACCCCCACCGCTGGTGGGGCATCGTGCGATACGCCCTCGCCAACGACCGCAGCCCACCACGCGACCTGGTGGGCCCATGGGAACGCGAGCCGTACATCCTGCGGCACGCCGCCAACACCTACACCCGCACGTGGGCAACCGGCGAGGACATCCACATGTCTACCACCATCAACCGCCGGACCGTCTCACAGGTCGCAGAAGCGTGCCCCGGTCTCGATCCACTCTGGGTTGGATCGAGGTTCGTGGACCGGGCAATCCTGGGTGCGGTGCGCTGGCACCACGCACCTGGCGTTGTCGAGATCTGGTGGCCACTCAGCGCTTCGGGAGATTGTTCCACACGTACATCGCGCCCTGTTCTACTGGAGCAGTAGAAACCATCATGGACTGCGGAACCGTCTGCTGAATGACGTCACGGTACTGGCTCTGCAAGTCCTTG